GCAATTCATACGTCAGGGGCTCTTTTGTACGTAATTCGCGTGGTATCGCGCACATCCTTCGGCGGCTCGGGTTCGACCATGTCGCTCACTTTTCGCGTCCGATTCTCCCCTCGCGTCGTTATCTGCCACCGCCGGCACGGGCTGGAATGAATGACCTTGAGCATCGCATGCGTCGCGAGGTGGTCCTGACGTACGTGCGGCGGTAGGTGCGTTGGGGATGCGATATGACCCCCGCTCCGCCTGCCGGCGGACGGGGGTTGAACGGGTTATGGATGGATGTCGTATGTCCACGTGTGGGTTCCGTATACGCCGTATTTTTGGAGTATGGGAATGAGCTGCGTGAATCGCCTCTCGTCGCATACTACGATTCGCCATCCCGGTGGTTCGTCGAGGTATGTGGCATATGCGATTCCTCGCGTCTCCAGGAACCGAATCCACTCGTGCTCTGGATGTGTGAGTGCCTTTGTGCTGCCGTCCCACCCGGCGGCCAGCTTGATGCTCGTCATGGCACCCTCCTTTCCTACGCTACTCTTGACCATCGCCGGTAGTTCCGGCGCCATTTCCCGAGAATTACGGCGTTCCGATCCGGCTCGCCGCCTCGGTGCGGCGGCTGCCCGAGTGGGAACCAGTCGATGGTCCCATCACTCAGGCGTGCGATTACGAATCCCCCGACTGTGCGGCAGTAGGCGTTGTTCTTTGCCGCGCGCAGTGCGGCGGCGAACGCGCGGCGCTGGAGTGCGGTCAGTGCGGTCGGTGTGGTCATTGTTTCCTCCTTTGAGTGTGAATGGTGATTGTTTCTTGCAGGATAGGACGTGGGTGATGCTATTTCAATGATAATTTGCTGATAATTTGCTGATAATTTGGTGATATATGCCCGACGCGCCCTGCACGTCCTATCTCCACCGGCTTGCCCGTGTGCTGATGCCGCGCGAGCGGCTCGCCCTCTGCGGCGTCGCGCTCCGCTACGGCGCGTCGGGTGTTGTGATCCGTCGTCTCCCCGACGGGCGCGCGTGCTACTCTGGGTTGTACCGCTGCGGTGATTTCTGGCGCTGCCCCAGTTGTCGCGTGACGCTCGGCATCCGCCGCGCGCGCCAGATCGAAACCGCCCTGCGCCAACACGTTGACGCCGGCGGCTCGGCGCTCTTGGCGACGTACACGGTGCCGCACACACGTGACGAGTCGCTCCCGGTGGTGCTCTCCCGGCTCGCCGATACGTGGCGGCGGTACGCTAAACACGCATGGCGCGATGTGCTGGGCGCGCACTATGTCGGTAACGTGCGCGCGCTTGAGGTTGTGCACGGCGTCAACGGCTGGCATCCGCACTACCATGCGCTGCTGTTTATCTCCTCTGGTCTCCCCTATCTCACGCCGGTTTGTGTGGCGCTCGCCGAACGCTGGTCCGAGGTCGCCGGCGCCGATTGGCGCGCCGACGTGCGCCAGGTGGCCCGCGACGGCGTCGCGGCGGTTGCGCGCTACCTGACCACGGATTGCGTCGCCGGCGCATCCTATGAGGTCGCCAGTCCTGCGGCCAAGGTGCCCGCTGGCCGGTCGTACACGCAGCTGCTGTACGACTACGCACGCTACCGCTCCTCCGCCGATGCCGCGCTGGTGTACGAGTACGCCGGCGCACTCCACGCCGCGCATCATCTGACTGTCTCTCCCCGGCTCCGCAGGTTGTATGATTTCACCGATCCCGCGTCGGGCTGGGATGAGATCGCGGATGAGGACGTACTCGCGCTGCTGAATAGTGACGAGTGGTTGTCGATTCTCAACGCCGGGGAGGAGCGAAATCTACTTGATGATCTGTCGCGCTCGTGGTAGTATCGGCGCTATGGAGTATGAGCGTGCTATCGTACAGCTGTTGGTGTATCTGGTGACGCTGGCGATGCTCTATGTCGTGGATGGGTGGAGTCGTGGCTGAGGCATTGTTTGCGATTCTCGTGGTTGTCGTCGTGTCCGTTGTCGCGCTGCGGTTTATTGTGAGCGCGGGGCGGCTATGGTAGAGACGTCGGACGTGCTCTATCCTGCGGCGCTGGCGGTCGTGACGTATCTGGCTGCCCGGCTCATCTCGTTGTTTGTGGGTTAAGGAGGTTTTCGGCTATGGAGTTCAATAATCAGCCCCAGTTCAACGCTCCCAATATGACCGACATCCTGAATGCCGCTACGTCGATCTTCAACCCGTTCGTGGGTGTCCTTGCGTTGGCCATCGGCGTGACGCTGGGCGCCAGGATGCTCGGTCGGATCGTCAATCTGTTCTAGGTCGCGTGTTTCGGATCACCCGCCGCGGGTGCGGCTCCGGCCGCGCCCGCGCGCTGCATGCGGTGATGTCGATGACTCGCCCGCGTCGCATACTACGTTTGTTCTCGTGCGCGCGCGCGGTGTTCGTGTTCACGCTGGTATTCCTGTCATTTCTCGGCGTCGATTTTCCCGTGTATGCTCAGGCTCCCTCCCCGACCCCGACGCCCTCCCCGACGCCGACTCCCTCCCCGACGCCGACTCCCTCCTCGATGCCCGATCCCTCGAACTGTCCTTGGATTCCCGTTGACCGGTACTGGTACTATGCCGGCGTGTGGGAGTTGTCGAGCCCTGCGCCGGGGCTTCACATGCGTAGCTACGGCGTGCTGCCCTTTGCGCGCTGGCACGTCTGCTACTACATTGATCACCCCGGCGTTCAGATCGTGCCGCCTAATCGGAACCACTGGCCCCCTGGTTCGCGTTCCCCGTACGGGTACTACAACGAGCCTGTCTGGTCGCCCGCCCCGCTGGTCGTCGAGGTGCAGGTCGGGAACGGTGTGCCGTCTGCCAGAGTGCATGTGTGGGTTGATCCCTACATCGCGGCGCTGACGCCGACTCCGTCGCCGATCGCGTCCCCCTCGCCGACTCCGTCGTCCTCGCCGACCGCGTCGCCGTCGCCGACTCCGTCGTCCTCGCCGTCTCCGTCGCCCTCGCCGACCGCGTCGCCGGGGCAGCCGAACGCTGCCGGGTGCGGCGATCCCGGCCCCGGTCGCTACTGGCATTTTGTGGACATGTGGCATTTTTACAATCTGGGCGGCTATCAGCCCGGTCAAGGGTCGGGGCAGTCGACACGCTCGTATGGTGTCATCGGCGTTGATCTGCCTGCGTTTCAGTACGTGTGCTACTACCTTGCCAACTGGACCGCACAGTGGGACCCGTATGACCGCAACAACCAGCGCGTGACCGGGCCGTGGCGACCCGGTGCCGTTGGCGCTACGTGGGAGCCCGACGTGTACAGGGTATTCTGGCTCGGCGTCCGGCCCGGCGATACGTTTGAAATCTGGGTCGGCACGGGATGGTACTATGTCCCGGACTCCGCCTCCGGCGATCTGTACATCTGGGTGTCGGCGTCTGGCTCGCCGACTCCGTCGCCTGCGTCGCCCTCGCCGACCGCGTCGTCGGGCCCGTCGGTCGATTGCACCGATTGGGAGGATGTGACCGATGAGTTTCCCGTCATATTCAGGCCCCCTCGTGCGGGCCTATATTGGATGGAGGTGCAATCCGGATCGCTCTGGTGGTCCGGCGAGTACCACGGGCCGGGTATCTACCCGTATGTGTTCGATGGCTGGGGCGTCGTGCGCGTTGCCGGGAATGGCCGTGTGCGATTTTGTGAGTCGGACCCGCTTCCTGCTGTGACGGTGACCGCGACGCGCACGCCGACGCGCACGCCGACCGTGACGCGCACGCCGACGCGCACGCGCACACCGACTCCGACGCCGGACACCCGCACGCCGACGCTGACGCGCACGCCGACGCGCACGCGCACGCCGACCGTGACGCGCACGCCCTCGCTGACGCGCACGCCGTCTCCGACCCTTGCCCCCTCCCCGACATGGACTGCGCTCCCCAGCGCAACCCGTGATCCGTACCAGCCCCCCTCCGCGGTGCCGCGCTATACGCTCATGCCGATTACGCCGCCTCCTGGCGGCAGTGATATGTCATGGGATGGCTCGCTTGTGGGTGACTTGATGGATGGTCTGGAGGCGTTGCAGCGCGCGGTGGCTCCCCCGGCGGCGCGCATCTGCGATTTGCCCGTGCCGGTTTTGGCCGATGCGCCGGAGTACGGTTTTAAGGATGCGCTGCCCGATTTTGTCGCGGGACTGTGCAATTTCTTCGGCATTGCTTCGCCGGTTCTCGGGTTCGTGCGATTCCCGGTCACGTTGATGGTCGTCGGGTTCGCGTTCTGGACGGCGTGGCGGGTGTTCCGCTCGCTGAGCTGATGCGAGGTGTGGTATGGACTGGCTTGAGGACTTCTGGAGCAAGATTGTTTCTTGGTTCGATGAACTCTCGGCCGGCGTCCACAATGGCATTGTCGAGTGGATCAATTCGCTGGTTTCGATTTGGAATGGCTGGATGGATGCGCTCATGCATCCCGCGCAGGCGATGCCGTCCGTCCCCGAGCTCCGCTGGATCGTTGACTGGCTCGGTGACATCGCGGATTACACCAGGCTGATGTACATGCTCGTGGACTATGTTGCGTATGCGTCCGTCGTCCAGCAGGCGCTTACTGCGCAGATCGGCATTGTCATCGTTGGTCTGGGATTTCGTGCGTGGTTGGTCATCCGGCGTATCGTACTCGTGAGCTGACAATGCACTACGTCATTGCGACGCTCTATGTATTGCTCTGGCTCGCGCTCGCGGCGCTCGCGGCGCTCTGGCTGCCGCGCTGGGCGTTGCCGGCGGCGCTCGTGCAGCTTGCGGTCGCATACGTCATGCTGCGCTCGTGGTTGACCGCCGCTGGCGGCGATGATTAGGCGCGGAACGGCGCTGCGGGCGGGTACGGCCGTCGGCGCGCGCGCCACCACACGCGCTTTAAACGGCGCGCGCGCGGTACGGGTGACTGGTGATGAGGCATGGCGCCGACCGCGATGGTGACGAGCGGCGGCGCGGTTAACGGTGCGCGGGAGCGCATCCTTGGGCGCGCGTGGCGCGCAGTGGGGTTAACGGATGCAGACGATCAGTATCGCGCTGGCGGTGTGCGCGTGTGCTGCTGCGATCTGGTACATGCGGCGTCGGGATGCCGGCGCTGGGCGCGTGCGCGGCTGGCTGTTGCTCCATGACGATCTGGGCGGCTGGCGCGTGTTGTCGGCGGTTTACGGCGACGCCGGCGTTGTCGCGGATGGCGTAACGTACCCGGCGTCGTTGCCGGCTGTGCGCGCGGGCCGTGAACTGATCTGGATTGCGCGCTGTGAGAGTGCCGCGCTGATCGAGCATCAAGCGCTCGAGCGCGCGCGGGAGTCGGCCGCGCTGTCGAGTCTGTGGCGCGGCGGCGGGCAGTGGATCGATCTGCTCCGTGTTCTGGGCGTCGTCCTGCCCGCAGTTTTCGCGTATTTCACGTGGGCCCAGGTGTCGGCGCTGCAGAGTTTGGTGGCGCAGATCCTGGCGCTGGTAGGTGATAAGTGAGTAGTGTACGTGACTGGCGTGTAATGCTGGTGCCGTGGGCCGACCGCCGTCTCTGGTTCGTCCAGGCAAGACGCGGCCGGCGCGTCGTGTGGGGCGTCGTGTACGACGCGGCCGATCCCGAATCGGTCGCCCTCGCCCGGCGTGCCGTGGCGACGCTGCGGGCCGCCGGCGCCGACTGCTCGGCGTTGCCTGCGTCGCTGCCTGGCACTCCCCCCGGTGCCCCTGGCACCTCCGGCGCGTAGGGGGTACGGGTACCGCACGAGCACGCCCGTTGTGGACGGTACAGGCGTCGGTCTGGTGTAGCTTGGGCAGGGTTCCTACGCGCCGCCCCCCCGCCCCGGTCGCTGGCACGGCAAACCGGGTGACGGTACGGCTCTGCGCCGGCACCCGGCGCGTAGGGGGTACGGGTATCGCACGAGCACGCCGGTCGTGGACGGTACAGGCGTCGATCCGGCACGGCCTGGGCAGGGTTCCTGCGCGCCGCTGCGGGCAATCGGAGTGGTACGGCGAACTGGATGGGCAGCAGGCGCCCGAGCACGACACAAAACGCGCAACACAACCGATATTCGTGAATCTTGCGCGCGCCTCGGAGTGTCAAGACCGACGGAAAACGGCGCCTTCCGCTGCTTTAAAAAAGCCGCGCCGTTTTCCGTCGCTCGCGGCGCGATTTTTCACAATCTGCTTAAACGGCAAAAAATCGCGCCGGTCTTGACACGGAGGGCGCGCGCAGCACAATTAAAGATCGGTTGTGTTGCGCGATTAAACCGTATTTACCGCTGTTCAACGGCCTGTCTCTCCGGTACGGGCAAACCGGCTCCAAACGCGCGAACCGAGTCGCGCGCAGCGCGAGGGTGAGCGCGTTTGGAGGATTGAAGTCTAAAGAAGCGTCATGAATAATAAAGGATGGTGTATGCCCTCCGAACGCGATTACCTGCGCCAACCGTCGCTCGGTGATGACGATATGATGTTCCTGGACGCCCGCGCGACGCTCGCGGCGGCGTTGTCACGTGCCGTCGTCGGGTATTCCGACGGTCGCGTGCGGGCGCTCGCGTGGCTCTCGATCGCCACGCCCCGCCTCTATGACCGCATTGCCCCGCTCATCGAGGCGTCGGCGATCCGGCAATCTCCCGGCGCATCGCGTACATTACGTGATGCGCTCCGGGCGCTCTCGCTCGAGGAGTATATGAGGCGTCGTGATGAGCGTCGTGAGCGCTGACCTCCCCCCGCCCCGTCTGCTGCCGTTTGAGCGCTATATGCCGGGCGCGTTTATCGGTGTGTTCGGCGCGCTCCGTAGCGGTAAAACGTTGATGGCGTGCAGGTTAGGCGTGACGTTGGCGCGCTCCCTCGGTCTCGATCTGGTCTCCAATATTCCGGTCCTCGGTGCCCGGCGCGTGGCCACGCTCGACGATCTCGCCGCGCTGCGCGGCGCTGTCCTGGTTTGGGACGAGGTACAGGTGTCGCTTGATTCGCGTGAGTGGGCGTCCGAGGCGGCGCGCGCGCTCACGCGCGATATGATCCTCTGGGGCAAGCGCGGCGTCATCTGCGTCTACACCAGTCCGAGTTTTGCGACGGTCGATGTGCGCCTGCGCCGTCTCACTCAGTACGTCTACGTCACGGCCGGTCGGTTTCGGCGTTCCGGTGTGGACTACGCGGTCTACCGCTGGCACGAGCACCCGTACGCCGATGATGCGCTCGTGGAGCGCTACCGATTCGCGCTGCGACTCGACTCGTGGTACGGCGTGTACGACACGCTCTACGGCGCATCCGCCGGCGACACCCTCGCCATCCTCCCCGCTCCCGCGCCTGCGCTCGCTCCCGCGCGACGGCGCGCTTGACACGTCGCGTCTATCGCGCTATACTGGCTGTATCGAGGCTATTGGCGGTATTGCTGGTGAGGTGAGGTATGGTGACGTTGCTCACGCTCGACGGCGTTGAGGATGTCGACTATGTACCAAGCGATCTGGAGATCCGGGCGTCGCTCGACGACTCCGGTCTCTATGGCATGGTGCTGGGCGGCGTGACGTGGATGCGGTTGACCTCCGGCGCCGGTTGGTGGACGGTGATTGGCGGCCGTCGTGTGACGGCGACTCTCGCCGCCGTCGGCTGGTGTTGGGTCGCCGATGGCTGCGGCGCCCGCGGGTACTGGTCGCCCGCGCTGGCGTGTGTGCCGGCCGAGGTGCGCGCGCTGTGCGGCGGTTGTGGCGGTTGTGTTGATGATGATGATGGCGGCGATGAGGAGTAGGAGGACGTGATGCGCGCTGTGATTGATCCGCGTACCGAGCGCGTGCTGACCGAGGCTGGCGCCGGCATCGCGCGGGTGCTGGACGCGCGCCGGCGGCATGCGGTTGTCCTGGCGGTCGATGTGGTTTGGTATATCGTGGCTGCGCTCCCGCCGGACGGCAGTGTAACGTTCGGCGATGTCGTGCGGCTGTTGCGGTGGTTTGCGAGGGGTTTTAGCGAGGGTGTGGAGGTTGACGATGGCGACGAATAGCGGTTTGGTCTTGCGCGGTATGGTGGCGTCGTATCGTGAGTTCATCTCACGCAAGGATGGCAAGACGTACCGGGTTGCGACCGTTTTTGGCGATTTGATGGCTGGCGGGACCGTACTCTGCCAGGTCGACGGCTACGACGTGTTTGTGGACTCATTCTACACGCGCGGTGAAATGGTCGAACTCCCTGCGCGGATGCAGTTCCTGCGCGATGGCTCCGGTAGGCCGGTAATCAAACTGTACGTCGATCAGGGGGTGCGGTGATGCCGACTCGCAGAGAAGATGCGTTGTGGCAGATTGTGCATCGGAAATCGTCTCATCTGCGTGCGTTGTTGGACTCGCTCGATCTCGTTGATGTCGGTGTGACGTATGAGCTCGATTTCTACCCGTACGCGATTGTCGAGCTGCTGCGCGTGCGTGAGGACGCCCCCCCGCTCGTCCTGCGGTCGGTCTATGTCCAGGCGAACCGCCAGTGGGAATATCACTCTGAGTTTGCGTTGAGGGTCGTCGAGGCGGCGTTGCAGCTTGTCCACGAGTACCGCGCCGATCCCTCGCTCGGCGGCGCCGAGGCGGTGTGAGCATGATGGTCTATCATCACTGGTCGGTGGAGTGGCATCCCCGTGACATTGACCCGCCTGGCGGGTTGCCGCGCGTCGTGTGTATCGCCCGCCGCGCGGTCTCCGATCCGTGGTGCGGCCCGGGCCCATTCCCCGCCGACGTCGACCGCGCGGTGCGTTTTTGGAATCTGGTCGCCTCCGGCGGCGCGCGTGATCATGGCCCTGGATACGAGGTTGTCTGGCGTTTGTCGGTTGTCGCCGGCGATGCGGACGGCGACGCGCCCGATGGTGCGTGGAGCGATGATCCGGTGTATCGTGCCCGCCGTCGGCTCCTGCGGTGGATCATGCGCTCGCAGTGCCCGATTCCCGCGCTCGCCGACCATTTTGCCGACGAACATTTCCGGGCGTCGCCGGGGTATTTCGGGCTGGAGTGAGGATATATGCGGGCGATGGATCTGTTCTGCGGTGCTGGCGGCTCGTCTCTGGGCGCTGCGGCTGCCGGTGTGGATATTGTTGCTGGATTCGACGTGTGGCCGGTCGCTGGATCGGTGTACCGGGCCAATTTCCCTCGCGCGCGGTTGTATCTCTGCGACTTGGCGGCGCTGGATGAGTCTGATATTCGGAGCATCCACGGTGATTTGGGCGACGTCGACCTGATCCTGGCGTCTCCCCCATGTGTTGATCACAGTCCGGCGCGCGGTGCCAGGCCGCCGTCGGCGGGTCTGGATCTCCCGTGGTGCGTGTGGGCGTTTGCTCGGGTGTTCCTCCCGCGCCGGATTGTCGTTGAGAATGTCGTCCAGATGCGCCGGTGGCATGGCTACCGCGCGCTCCTGCATGCCCTGATGCGTCTGGGCTACCGCGTGCGCGTGTGTATCCTGGACGCGGCCGATTTCGGCGTGCCTCAGCGCCGCCGGCGACTCTATATCGTCTGTGACCGCGAGGTGGAGCCACCCGAGATCGCGCCGCGTGCGTCGGTGCACGTACCGGCCGGGTGCGTTATCGATCTCGATGGATATGCGTATACGCCGCTCTATACGCCGCGCCGCGCCCGTGCGACGATCGAGCGTGTCGAGCGCGCGCTTCGCGCGTTGGGTCGCGATGTGGCGTTTATCTCGGTGTATTACGGTTCCGGACCGCAGTGGCAGACGCTGGATGCGCCGCTGCGCACGGTTACGACGCGCGGGCATTTCGCGCTGGTGCGGCCCGGACGTGGCGGTCACGAGATGCGCATGCTGCAGGTGGATGAGCTCCGGCGCGCGATGTCGTTTCCTGTGTGGTTTGATTTTGGCGGCTGCACCCGTACTGAGACGATGCGCTTGCTTGGCAACGCGGTTTGTCCGCCGGTCATGCAGGCGATTGTCGAGACGCTGATAGGCGCGTAACGCGGTGCGGGCGGGTACGGCCGTCGGTGCGCGCGCCACCGCACGCGCCAGCGGACGGCGCGCGCGCGGTACGGGTATCGGGATGATGAGCCATGGCGCCGTCTGCGAGCGTGAGCGAGCAGCGGCGCGGTTAACGGTGCGCGATGGCGCATCCTTGGGCGCGCGGAGCGCGCCCGCGGGCGAGGGCGCCGGCCCGAGCGAGCGGCGCGCTGGCGAAGTTGAGGGTATCGATTCTTGTTAATTAATACGCGATTTGCCCCGGCGTCCTGAAGCCTTTTGTCGTTGTGACACTAATAGGGAGGTGGATGTTATGGCGGTCGTCATATCATACGGCGGCGGCGTCCAGAGCACGGCGCTGGTCGTGTTGTCGATGTCGGAGGGATGGTATGTCGATGAGGTTGTGCATGTCGATCTGATGGACGCGGAATCTCCCGCGACGCGCGAGTACGTCTCGCGATTCCGGGAGTGGTTGCAGCGGGAGTATGGGCGTGACATCACGGTTATCGGGCGCAACATGTATCGGGACATGCTCGATAACCCGGCGTTCACGCCGGTGCCGTGGCATGGGAGACGCAAGAAATTCATGTTGTCCAGACAATGCACTCGGCAATACAAGGTCGTGCCCGTCCAACGTTATTTGTACGACCGGTACCCGGGCGATTGCATTAGGCTAATGCTTGGTATCTCTGTTGACGAGTACCATCGCATGCGTGACTCGTCGGCGGCGCGGATCGAGCACGTCTACCCGCTCGTAGACCGTCGGCTGACGCGCTGGCAGTGTCGGGAGATTATCGAGCGCGCGGGTCTGGCGGTTCCCTGGAAATCGTCGTGCTGGTTTTGCCCGTTCCGCAGTGTCGTGAGCCAGTGGGCGCTGGTGCAGCGGTATCCGGATTTGGCAGGGATGGCGTGCGTGCTGGAGGATCGGATCAACGCAGAGAGACGCGGGCGCGGCAAGGATGAGATAGTGGTTCTGAGAACGGATGTGATGGCGGAGCAGGAGGATTTCTGCGAGGCGGGATTCTGTGATGTGTGATTCTGCGATGTGTGAGGAGATCCATTATGGAACTTCCCCGGCCCATTCATCCCTTTCCGGCACGCATGGCGCCGCATATTGTTCTGAAAGCAATAGAAGCGCTCACGCCCGGCTCGACGGTCCTTGATCCGATGATGGGGTCTGGGACGGTCGTGCGGGTGGCTGCTGAAGCAGGTCATCGCGCGTTTGGTCGAGACATCGACCCGCTGGCGGTGCTGATGACCAGAGTATGGACGGCGCCGATCGATCCGCAACGGTTACGTGTTGCAGCGCGTGAACTGGTCGATGAAGCACGTGAACTGCCCCCTGCACGGATCGATCTTCCCTGGATTGACGGTGATGCGGAGACGGCAGCATTCGGCGTCTACTGGTTCGCAGAAGAGCAACGACGGCATTTGCGTCAATTGAGCGCATGCCTTCACCGGCGCAACGATGTGATCGGTGACGCGCTGCGGGTCGCGCTCAGTCGGATCATTATCACCAAGGATCGCGGCGCGTCGCTGGCGCGCGATGTTTCCCATAGTCGGCCGCACAGAGTCGCTCAGACGAATACCTACCGCGTCTTTGAAGGGTTTCTCGAGTCGGTTCATCGGTTGGCCCGTCGTTTGGAAGAGGAGCCGCCGCGTGGTTGGGTCGATGTAGCGCACGGTGATGCGCGTGCGACCGGCATTGATGCGCAGACCGTCGATGCGGTCATCACGTCGCCGCCGTATCTGAACGCGATCGATTATATCCGCGGTCATCGGCTGGCGCTCATCTGGTTTGGCTATCGGCTTCGCGATCTTCGCGCCATCCGGCGGTGCAGCATCGGTGCGGAGCGGGCGCCTGATCGGAGTGCCGATCCGGAGTTGCTCGGTGAGATCTTCCGTATCCTGGAGATACCGCCTGATTTTCCACGGCGTGAACGCCGTGTTCTTGCGCGCTACGTGATGGACCTCGACGCGATGCTGCGCGAGGTACATCGGGTGCTGAAGTGCGGTGGTATTGCCGTGGTTGTTATCGGCAATTCATACGTCAGGGGCTCTTTTGTACGTAATTCGCGTGGTATCGCGCACATCCTTCGGCGGCTCGGGTTCGACCATGTCG